GCAGATAACGATGATTGCTAAAGATGTTCCAATCTGTGTGATATCCATTACTCTTTCCCTCCACTTCTTAAATGTAGTTCCTGTATCTCGTTATACATTTTGGTTACCATTCCATTTCCGCCCAAAGCATGGTAGGCATTATACATCTCAACAAAATTGTCAAATGCGTATGACGGAATCTCGCCTAACTTAACGTATTTATCGTGATACTCAATCAGTTGCACGCGCAAAAGAAGCATCGTTCCCTTGCTGTTTGCGTCTCTATCCTTTTTCTGCTGTTGCAGAAGCCAGACGATATAGCCCAGAAAAATAGGAAGGACTATGATGTATGTCTGTAATAAAAAGTCTTTCATTTATATCTCCTGCATTTTTATTTACGTACCGCCCTCCACCACCTATAGCACGCCCCTGCTACCATTTTCGTTGCTCCGCGAAAATGGTAACGCTCAATCTACTAAAGTGCTTTTACAAACGGATATACACCGGCAAAAAGATTTTCACGGTCTTTCCATGTTCTGCTCACACCATTTTCTGTGTAAGCAGCCATGTAAGCCTCGCCTGCCTGTGACTTGTCATACACAGCAAGATTAACTATGACTCCCTCATAATTCTTCATATCACTGTCGATCTGTTCCTGCGTATAACTGCTCGGATACATCCGTCTGCTCGTTACTTCCTGCTGTGCCTGCTCAACCAACTGCTCAATCAGAGGATTATCTTCTTTATGGTCAAACACAACAGAATCGTCCGAATCAATATGAAATTGTTTTAACCGGATTTTCACCTGCTCAACCATCGTGTATGTCATAAGGATAACCTCCTACAAATTGAGCATATTGATAAAATACTCTTTCAGAGCCGTACCGGTCATATCCTCATATCCCGGAACGTCATTCTCTGCAGCCAGAGCTTTCAGATCATCAACGCTCATTCTGTTAATTTCTGTTTCGGTATGCGCTTTCTCAAAAGGCAAAGAAGAGGCAGATTCCTCTACCTCTTCAATAGCGTCTCCTGCGTGATACCATTTTCCATTGCGTTTTACTGTGTACTCTGCAACCATTCCGGCACCTCCTACGCAACTTTCATTACAACAACGCTGTCCATTCCCTCAAAGGTAGGCAGACCGATCATGGATACTACGCAATGAGTATTGATCGGGTGGTTGGTAGCATAGGTGTATACGGAAATTCCGGTTTCTACGATGGACAGATTGCCGTCGGTAAGGCTTCCACTTCTTTCTTCCGGGGTCTTGCCAAATACGTAATCGCCAAGATATACGCCTGCACAGGTAGCAGATACAACGCCGGTCGGAACAAAATATTTTGTCTTGCCGTCTGCCGGGTCGATATACAGTTTGTCGTATACCTCGATCTCGATTCCGTAACCTCTAAGGTATTCGGTAACCTGAGACTGCTGTAAACGGATGCCTCCCTGGTATGCCACGATTCCAAGTACCTGCTTTTTGGTGTCTTCTGCTTTCAGAACCATTTCCCAGGTTTCGGTGTTCATGGTAAATCTGGTAAGAGAATAACCGCTCTTTTTAGCAAAGTTACGTCTCTCTTCAATCAGATCATCCAGCGGGGTCGCGGTTGCAGATGCAGACCATTTATCAGTAGAAGAGCTGGAAATATCAACGAAGTGATCTCTCTTATGTTCAGCTCCGTCATCACCTGTGTAGTCAACATAGAAGCTCTTTCCACCGATGGTTACCTGTACTCTCGGAATACCATCAGCCGGTGCAAGCAGCTGCCAGATCTGACGCTCCGGAACAACTCTTGCTCCTTCAATGAGCATCATCGGTTTCTTACTGATCTCACGAAGGACATCGTTTGCAAGTGCAGAGTTTTCAGAGCTTCTGTAGTTGTCGTACATCTGCTCCTCTTCCTCTGTTACCATGTAAGACTCACGGTAAAACGGCATTTTGTTCTGGATGTCGGAAAATCCGCCAACATCTCTTAACTCTGCCTGCGCATCGAAGTTAGATGCTTTCAGAGATACCGGAAGACCATTCTTTCCTTTGATGAAACGAAGAGAAAGACCATCCTGTTTTCTGGTTCCAAATTTCTGACGTCCAAGGTACGGTGCTGCACCAAGGGTCTTTTCATAATTATTCCACAGTACCCCAAGGCTTCTTGCGGTAAAGGCTTCTGCTAAAGGTAATGCCATATCTTATTTCCTCCTTCCGATTAGACGCTTGCGATTTTCGGTGCGCCGTAAAAAGTAACTCTCGGTGTTGCTTTTCTCGCATCGTCTGAAATCGTCAGGCTCTTAACTTTCTCCCAGTCAACTGTTCCCTGGTAAACGTATGTACCCGGCGCATCGCCCTGGGTTACATCGACATCCTCTAAAAGGTATCCAAGACATTCATCATCGTTGGTCGGCCACGGTGTACCTGCCGGAACGATTTTGTTACCGTTTGCATCCGGGCTGGATACAGTGGACTGCAGTACCAAGCATGCTGCTCCCTCATACGGGAAGAATTTCAGAATGCCTTTGCTCTGTCCAAATTCCCTGATAATAGGTTTTCCCATAAAAATTTCCTCCTTAAATCACATAATGGTTTTGTGCTTCCTTTGAAGCTGCCGCATTACCGAAACTGATAGTTTCAGCATTTTTTACATCTGCGGTTTTTTCTTTGTCTTTATCACCGCCAGCGCCGCCGCCAGGAATATCCTGATTTTTGGCAATTTCCTGTTCTTTCGCCTGTGCTGCTGCGGTTTCTTTTTCGGACATAATCTTTCCAAGTTCTGCATAATCAAGACTTCCATCGTCTTTAACGATGATTTTTGCCTGTTCAGCAGTAATTTTGAAATTGGTCATAGCTGCTTCTCTCTGATCTCTGATGGCATTAGACTTCTGCATGTCAGCAATAGTCTTATTTGCTGCTTCCAGAGCTTTGTTGGCTTTTTCAATTTCGGTCAACTGCCCAGCTTCCAGATCATCCAGTTTTTTCTGAAGATCATCTGCTTTTCCTGCCTTCTCCCTAAGAGCAGCAATGTCTGCATTTGCTTTCTGAGTTGCTTTTCCGTAATCAGCAATGATTTTTTCAATGTTTTCTTCGCTGATTCCCATAGCCACTAAATCTTCTCTTTTCATGATTACCTCCGATATGCTTTACGTTTTTTTACGGTGCAACGACACCGATAGCATTGTTGATTTTTACGCTCACAACTTTGCGAATTTTTATAAAATAAAAACAGCCGCCGATTACTCGGTGACTGCCTTATTTGTTGGGTTTTGATTATTTAATTTTGCTACAATCTCTTGTGCTTTGCGTTCTTGCTCTTCCACATCATCTATGGTTTTCCACAGATTATCCAGGTACGGTTTTGACAACATGAATGTCTTTTCTGCATCTCCCCACAGACCAACGGTCTTAATAGCCACAATCGGGTGAATACCGCACTGTAAGAGTTGTAAGAGCGTCTGGGACTTGGTGTACATGTTATCCTGCGGACTGTGGTTGATCTGGACTTCAAAATCTCGGATAGACAATTTTAAATCGTTTCCTGATACCCGAAGAGTATTAAGAACAACTGTGGCAAGACGTTTTTCAGATGATTTTACAATTGGGTCTTTCAATTTTGCACGGGTTTTTGAGAAATCCCAGCCGTTACGTAATTCGACGGCTCCCTGCGTGTCTCCGCCGGTATTACTCTGCTTAGTAGGAATTGCCAGAATGGATAATGCATTGTCCCAAAGATCATCTTTCGCCACCTGACATTGGGTCTGGTTAAGCTCCTGTGTCATAATATCCACATCGGATTTATTGTCATTATTGATGGACTTGACGACGAGAGCATGGTTCATTTTCATTTTTGCAAACTGTTCTTCGTCTACATCACAGTTTACAAATTTAATCCATGACTGGACGAACTGTTCAATCCCGTCCATGCGGTTTGATTGCATATTGTTAATTGCATCCAACATAGAAATGACAAGTTCAATGTCCGAAATACGTTCGTGATTGTTCGGATACTCTACAATCGGGATTCCGCCATAGGTATGTAGTTTTGAGCTAACAACATTACTGTTGACAATTTTGAAAGACATTGTTTCAGAAAATGCCAGTTTGTAATATCTGCCGTCCTCATCCTTTAATTCCTGCACTGCAAGCATCGGTTCTTCCGTTGTACGATTGTAAATAATGAACGTATTCATTTCACCTTCCTTAGACTGGATATGGCTCATTTGGCTTGTACTTCGATTGATCCTTAAAAATCACATGCTGTAAAATCCAGCTAGAGCACTGGAAAATCCTTGCTTCCTTATTCGTCTCTGTAGGTGTATCGGTGATGTTGCAAATCCAGCCTTTAGATTCGACACGTTTATTGACTTCCATTGCCACACGGTCACCGCCAGCATTTCGCTCGAACTCGCACTCCTGCACCTCGTTATTCACCAGAATGTTAGCAGCGTTCTCGTACTGCATCTCATAATCGGCAGTATTGTCGCACACGGCATCCACGCAGTAATAATCATCACCGTACTTTTGAAGAACCGGAAGGACAAAATAGTCCGTTCCTTTTCCCTTTGTATCGCACTGCGCTGTGATAAGCTCAGGCGTGCCATGCGGAAGATTCAAGTATCTCCTGATCTTATCATCCGGGAATAGCAAGCCTTCACGTTCAATCGGTTCCTGCTTATATAGGCACTTATAGGATATTTCATCCATCAAAAGTTGTTGATCTTCAAAAAACGAGACATCGAATCCGGAAAACTCATAATC